GCTCCCCATAAGGGAGCCCCCTGGCGTCGTGTAGCACACCTATCCCACTTTCTTTAACCCTCCCTTTCCAGGGGAGGAAAATGTGGGGTAGAATTTGGAGGAATTATCCTCCAGGACCAAAAGGAGGTCCGGTGCATGGCTGTTAAGCGTCGTAGGTCCTTGTCGTTTAGTTTCGGCAAGGGTCGCGTTCGGAGTGAGTTCAGTAGGGCGGGACCTTGGTCTAATCAGACCTCGGCTCCGTTCTTTGAACCTTCCTTCGGGCGCGTCACATCCTACGATGCTCCTCAGCTTCAAGGGGTGCAGGAAACTGCATCCGAAAACCATCCGTTGTGGGTCAAGGTTACTCGGGGTATTCCTCTTACTTTAGAGGAAGCCTCGAGTAGTAACACAATCCTTGACAACATCGGCGGAGATTTTACCAGTACGAAGCGTTATGTGGTGACTGCTCCTCAGAGTAATCACTACTTCGTTTCGCCCTGGGACACTAATAACCCGGCTCGTCGGGCCCATTACTGGGGCCCGATTTTACAGCCGAGTGCGCTGTCGCTCGCGTTTCCAGCTTTTGCTCAGTCTTCCGAGACTGATTTGCAGAAGTTGGGGACAGAAGCGGTAGCTAAGTGTGCTCCGACCAACTCCGTGGCTAACTTGGCCACAGCCGTAACTGAACTCTACCGTGATGGGCTCCCTAAGTTATTGGGGGCTTCAACATGGAAAGATCGGATAACTGGCTACCGGGAGGGCTTACGCTCTTCTGGTGGCGAGTATCTGAACGTTGAGTTCGGCTGGAAGCCTCTTCTAGCTGATGTCACCGATCTTGCGAACGGTGTTATCAATCTCGATGTGCTATTGGAACAGTACATACGAGATGCTGGAAGAGTAGTCCGTCGTCGGTATAGTTTTCCACCTATCATCAAGCGTGAAGTTAGTGTCGTAAAAGATGGCGTCTCTCCGTACTTTACGGGAGACGGTGTCAATTACGACTTCAGCTTGGTGAATAAAGGTCGTCAAATCAGAGTTCGTCTAACGACGATTCAGCGTTGGTTTTCAGGCGCGTTTACTTATCACCTCCCTCCTGAATGGAGGGACTCGATGAGTGATCGCGTTGCCCTAGCACGGAAATTGCTGGGGCTTAACCTGGATGCTGATGTACTCTGGAATATGACGCCTTGGACCTGGGCCGTTGACTGGTTCGCCGACGTGGGTTCCCTAGTAAGGAATTCCACGTTGTTTAGCGAAGACGGTCTTGTCATGAAGTACGGGTATATCATGGAACATTCAATTGTTCATGATACCTATACTTTTGAGGGTCCCACTGGTATTGCTGGTGGGTACCCTGGTCGTCCATCTGATCTTTCGCTTATTTCCGAAGCGAAGGTACGAAGGACAGCCACACCCTTTGGGTTCGGACTAACTGGCGGTCTAACTAACCGTCAAGCGTCCATTGTTGCCGCACTTAGCGCTAGCCGAGTACGGTAGCGTGTTGTTATACACGCTAAACGCCAAAGGGGCCAAAGAACTTGGCCCTAGGAGTGATGCCTATGGCACTGACCGATCCGTCGGTCATCACCATCTCTGGTACCCCGCAAACACTTCCCCGGACCTTCGGTCAGGGGAGGGAGAGCGCGTACCAGACTGCTGATGGCCTAATCAAGTTGTCCGTAAACCATACCCTTGCAAAACAAGGGCGGGAACGGCACTTGGTTCGGCTCGACCACTCGAAGATGACTTCGAATCCGTTTGATACCAGTAAGAATATGCAGGTCGGTATGGCGGTGTATACCGTCTTCGATCTGCCTCCTGCTGGTTACACGGATCCCGAAGCCCTCGCGGTCTGGGTAGGTTTCAACACCTACTTGACTGCGACTTCGAATGCGGTCGTCACTAAGATTCTTGGTGGCGAATCGTAGCGAGAGCGGCGCTCCTGCAGGGGTGGAGGCACCGAAAGGTGTCCTCACTTCTGGTAGGAAACGCCGTCGCCTAAGCAACGCTGAGGATACTGGCATCGATGTACATATCCAGGTGAGCTATAAAACGCTTGCCCAGATTGTCGTCGTTGTACAGGTCCTCAGTCGTATTGCTGATGCGGTTCTAGGTCTGGACTTGTCCAGTTTAAGCGAAAAGCTAACTGGCATGTTCTAGAACTTAGGCCGCATATAGGCTGATTCAGCAATGGATCACTCGGTGGTTCGGTGTTGTAGATTTCCGTAACAACGAGTTGGGGGACTTCCCCCGAGAAAGGATAGCAGAAGTGCCATCACGATCCCGGGGGGAGTATGTCCCCCCACACTTGCGTGACGCGATGACCGTCACCCGCTTAGCTAACGCTGAGTGGGCGGCGAGCACCGGTCGCGCGATGCGCTACGTAGTGGCGTGTAACGTCCATGAGGGCATAGATCCGGATCAACCGATCCAGGTCCTTGACTCTCAGGACGGAACGTACCTAAACGTGGCGGACTTGTCGTCACGGTTGTCTGAGGAATCCCGAAAGTGGTTCCTCTCCTGCCCTTAGGCAGGAACTAACCGAAGTGAGTGTTATCAGGCTATGCATCCGATTACCTTCTTGTGAAAGGAGGGTCGGTGAAAAGGCTGATGTCACTCTGGTCCCGGCTTGCACAGGAATGTGCAAGCCAATGCTGCACGAGCGCCATCCGAGACATTAATACCGTCTCGGAGCGAGTCGAACATGAGGGGTTGTCGTTTTTAACGATAACCCTACCTGACCTTGGAAAAGCGTTCCAAAAAATGCTTGACCAGGGCCGGGTGGCTAACCACTCCTCGTTCAGTAATGATCGAGGAGGAAGTCTCCCCCGATTCCTCGGAGGTTTCTTCAGCCGTGTGTTCGACCGGGATAGTGGCTTGTTACTTGACGAACCATGCGTCGACTCGATTCGAGCCATCCGTCAGCTAACGCTGATGTTTGGCAAGATGGAGCTCAAGTGCTCTCCAGCACGTGAGCTAAAAGCCGTCGCTAATTACGTCAAGTGTGAGCAGGAAGTTCGTCTGTTCGACAAAGAACTCTCTGAGAGAGATCTCGCAGAGTTCGTTAGTATGTCGGACATGCTTTTCGGCCGTGTTCTCACTCAGGTGGATAGAGATATCTATCTGGGTGGGTACGGACCTAGGCATGGTCCAGGATCTACCGCCGATGGACTTAAGGGAAACCAAAAGTTCCATCAGACGGTCTGGACTAGACGTCTCGAAGATTCCGGCCTTGCGGCCGGAGAGAATCTCCTTCCCAATTGGCGGTTTTATAGCCAGTTGGACGGAGTTAACTTCCTCGAACCTGAGACGGAGGTACCTGTAAAGGTTACCCTCGTCCCTAAGACGCTTAAAACTCCGCGAGTGATCGCCATGGAGCCGACCTGCATGCAGTATATGCAGCAGGCCATACTCCATCGGTTGCTCGCGTATCTCGACAAGGATGACTTCTTGTCGGGGGTTATCGGATTTGACGATCAGGTTCCTAACCAGGAACTTGCTCGTTTCGGTTCGGCTGATCACCGAACTGCTACACTCGATTTGAGTGATGCTTCCGATAGAGTTTCTAATCAGCTCATTAGGGCTATGTTGCAAAAGTGGCCTCATTTGTCAGGGGCCATAGATGCAACAAGATCCCGAAGGGCCGTACTTCCCAATGGCGAAGTAATTCGCCTTGCGAAGTTTGCGTCTATGGGTTCAGCACTTTGCTTTCCAATGGAAGCAATGGTTTTCACAACATTGATCTTCCTAGGGATTCAAAGATCGCTTAACACGTCACTTTACCGCAGAGACCTTTGGGACTTTGCGGGTTCGGTGCGTGTCTTTGGAGATGATCTAATCGTCCCCAGAGACCATGTGCTCACCGTCGTCAGTATGCTCGAACATTTCGGTGCTCGGGTAGGGACTGACAAGTCTTTCTGGACCGGAAGGTTCAGAGAGTCTTGTGGTAAGGAGTACTTTAATGGACACGATGTCAGTATTGTTCGTGTCCGGCAAGAATTCCCTACACGACGGCAAGACGCAATTGAGGTTGAATCACTTGTCTCTCTTCGTAATCAACTCTATCAGAGTGGTTACTGGGAGACGGTGAAATGGCTTGACGGAGTTATCGAGAAGCTACTGACACACTTCCCGACCGTTGGCCATTCTTCCTCATTGCTGGGCAGGGTTAGTTACCTAGCAGAGAAGCATTACACGCGTCCCTCCCGTAATCTACAGGAGGCACGTGATAATGCCAATCTCACTGGGAAACTACACCCCAGCCTCCATACCCCTTTAGTCAAGGGGTATGTAGTGGAGGCTAAACCCCCGAGAGATCCTCTCGACGGGACAAATGCCCTTCTTAAGTGTTTGCTTAAGTTGGACATGGATAGTTCTTTAAGGGGTAAAGTCCCCTGCTATCCGTCCGACACGCATTTTGAGGCCAGTAATGGCTTCAAATGCAGCCCGAGGAGGCTACAATCTCCAAAGGTTCCAAGCAATCACTTAGAGCGTTTTGGTCGCCCCAAGTCGACTAGCATGAAACTTGGGTGGAGATCACCCCTCTAGGGGTGGTATGGGACCGGGTTTGAAACCGGCCCAGAGGGAGAG